TAGTGATTGCTTTATCTGGAGTGTTGTGTATAATTCTTATTCACCTAATGGAAAACAGGAATAAATAATATGATTAAAGGCGTAGATATGTTTTACACACCAACTAGCATGAAAGACTTAGAAGATAGATTAGAAAGCTATTCGGGGCAGGAGAAAGCCGTAGCTTGGATGGCGGCAATGATGGCTTGGAACCTAGCTTGTAAGATAGTAGAAGAATCTAAAACAGAGGAAGCGGCATGAATATAGAACTAGAAGAGACTTTACAGTCACGATTAGATGCTGAGTTGGTGAGTTACTGTGATATACTAGGCATCTGTATTAGTTATAAATCTAAATCAAAGGATAGCTTTATGCCAGATGGCGAGTATATGTTCCATAGCTATAGCAACTTCGACGGTAAAGCAGATATATACTGGGGTCACTATGATTTAACAATCGCTGAAGCACTTCAAGTCTGGAAGACTAAGATTACACAGAACCCTATCGGACGAAGACTATAAACTATTAATGTAATGTACTTATTAACTAGTAAGTTCTTACGAACTAGTTAATAAGTACACAACCACCACCGAGGATTTTGCTGATGTTCAACACTCACTGTAAAGCGGTTCAAGAATACTCTCAACGTAATGCTAACAACATGGCTGATGTAGTTCTAATGGTAGTTCTAAGCATACAGCAGCCTTGGTTGAGTGTCGGAGACCAACTCAAAGATGTTCGCTTAGAACGTAGAGATTCTAAGTTCCTTTGGGGCAACAAGATTAAGACTTACGATTACCTGATGGCTAATAAATCTAAGATGTTTGCTCAGGTTCAAGCGGTGCTTAACTCTCACAAGACTTACGACGATAAAGCTAAGAGCCTGATGACAATCTTCCTTAGAGTTGACGGCTTAGGTATACCAAAGGCAGGGTTTTGCTGTCAGTTGATTGCCGGAATGGTTGGCTGTATGGATGTTCATAACATTAAGATGTATGACCTAGATGTTAAAAGCTTTAAGCTCAACCCTAACCCTAAGACTGATAAGGCTTTTGCATCCAACCAACAGAAGATAAACGCTTATATAAATCTATGTCACGACTATGGTTGTGAACAACTTTGGGATTCATGGTGCGATATGTTAGCTACTAAATCTAAGAGATGGCAGGACGGCAACCATGTAAGCGAAGTACATTACACCTACCTGACCGGGGAATAACTATGAAAAATAAAGAAGACTTACCAACTGCCGAGGAGTTTGAAGACGTATGTGCAAAACATCTATGGATGTTCACGATGGAACCAGACCTAAAGAAAGCGATGGAAGGGCTAAAAGCCTATCATTATATTCAATCAGTAATAAAGCTAGGCGGCTCAACGTACAAAAAAATACACAGAAAAGCATTCGAAGATTTTATAGATAAAACTAAAGCGGAAGGTAGAGACTATGACCCAACAGTCAGTAGAAGCATTAACTGAAAAAGAAACTATAGTAACTCAGGCTTTCAGTCAGATACACAGAGATTTTTATGACCATCAATATGATGCAGTGTTTGAACTGTTAGAACGTGTAGATTTAAATTTACTTAAAGGCTATATAGACGAAGCCTCCCACCAAGAACATATGAGGTATAACTAATGAATCCTAAAGCTAACTGGCGAGTAGATATTATGGGAGTCTTCGACGCTCCGACATATACTTTTACACTAGACGAAGCTCACAAGATTGGTAAGATGACAGGGCAACCTTATATAATTACTAAGTTGGAGGAATAGACATGGCTTATAGACAGTCAGAATCTAAGAATGACTTTTACAATGTCTTACATAACTTAAACATCTTAACAACGACAGTACAATATGACCCTATATTTGAACCAACACTTGAGGAAACTAAACAGTTGGATGATATAACTTTAAGACTCATGGAACTACTTACTGTATCTGAATATAATAATTAAATACAATTACTTAATGACTTATAAGTTAGTAAGTTCTTACGAACTAACTTATAAGACAGTAAGTTATTGTAACACATTACGGCGATGCTGTCAACTTTTTTTTAACTCAATAGGTAAAATATTATGGAAACTTTATTCAACTTAATCGCAAAAGCTACACACTCACTGGTATTTAGCGGCAAGAAAAACGGTACTGTATTCGGTAAGTCTTTTATTGTACGACGTAGAACTTCTAAGAATCGCTTTGAACTAAGCAAGGGTGAATGCTTCAACATCTTACACTGTTATAAGTGGGCATTCTATCTACAACATAAAGCCTCACGGAGCATTAGCTTTAAGAACATCAAAGACATCAACGGTGTTGAAGGAGTCGAGGCATGAGCAACCCCTGCCCTGATGATGATAACTATGAATGTTATAGCTGTGGCGAACCAACAGGTAACGGCTATGACAGTGGACAATGTGCAACTTGTTTAGGAGAAGATTGATATGCTTACACCTATGTTTAAAAACACTACAGATATTCAAGCCCTTCGAGAGGAGGGCTACGGTTCAGCAAGCTTCGACATCAGAGAAAGAGTTCTAGATTATTATACACCTGAACATGGTACTCTGCATTCAAGCAAGAAAGTTATATTCAGAAACGACACCGGAACAGAGTTAGGTGTACATGGTTTAGACTATCATGCAGTACCGCCAAAGAAAATGATTGACACTACCAGAGCTATCATTGAGAGGTCTAACCTAGATACTACTGGTATCGAAGAGACTATCAGGACATCTCACGATGGGGCTAGGACGTTTGTTCAGTATCGCCTCCCGGCTCATAGTTTTACTACCCCGGACGGTGACACTGCATCCCTCGGTCTGCTTGCAGTGTCAAGCTTTGACGGCACATGGCCCTTTATGATTAGTGCCGCCGCTGTTCAAGCTGCTTGTACAAATCTACAGGTTTTTGTAGGCGGTGAGGTAGCAGTATTTAAATCTAAGCACACTAAGAATCTAAACATTGAGATTGGTTCGAGGGTTATTGTAAAAGCTTTGGATGTCTTTGAGAATCAGCGAGAGCTTTGGTCTAAGTGGACTAAGCAATCTATGACAGACTTCATGGCCTTCCAAGAGATTGTAAAAGCTTTAGATGTTAAGTCAGCGCAGAAGATTATAGATGACAGCTACACCACCAGTGCTACAGCAGTAATGGAAGCTATGCCAAGACGTAACCCAGATTTGGAATACATCTACAGCAAGTGGCTCAGTGTATATAAACAACGTCTTGGTTTAAATCGTTGGGCTTTCTATAATGCTATGACTGACTGGTCAACCCATGCACCACAGAGAAAGAGCAAGACACACAGCATGGCATCGGTTCAAAGCAGCCGACAGGCTAAAGTAGCTTCACACTTCACCAAGATGGCGGCATAATGAATAAAGATTTAACAGGTCAGGAAAAAGAAATACTTGTCATACTCATGGAAGAGTGTGCAGAACTAACTCAAACCTGCTCTAAGATATTAAGGGCAGGCAAGAAACCAGACTACATGGCTAACTTTAATCAAGAGATAGCAGACGTTAAAGTTATGATGGACTTAGCAGATTCAAGTGGTCTGATTACTGGAGACCTACACCTATTATATCAAAATAAAATAAACAACTTACGGAAGTGGAGCGACTTACGACTATGAGGATAAACAAAAAGCATATAGAATTAAAAGAATTGAACTGGTTTGGTAGAGCGTTTGCACTCTCGGTACTGTTTGTCGGGGGACTTATAGCAGGAGCATTAGTAACCACAATATTTATGTTAGCTTACAGAGGATTAGTAGCATGAAGCCAAAGACGAATAGAATTTTAAAGGCAGCCATTGCGGAGGGGATAAGCTTCGGATACACCAGAGCTTTTAAACATACAGATACACCACTCGAAGAAACAATAAAAGAATCTATAGAGAATGAGATTTGGAATAACATCTACGAAGTATTTGATTTTAGCGAGGAGTTTGAATGAGCACAGCATTTACATTAGAGAATAGAATTATCCAGTGGCATCGGAACCGCAACCTGATTGAGGGTTCAACAGACCACCAACAGTTTGAGAAACTTCTTGAAGAAGTAGAAGAGTTAAGACTTAACATTATGAAGAGTCAGCCCATCGTTGATGACATTGGGGACATCATTGTAGTGCTAATCAACTTAGCTCACCGCAATAACTTAACACTGCATGAATGTATGGAACACGCTTTCAATGACATCCGACACCGCAAAGGCAAGATGGTTGATGGCATCTTTGTAAAAGAAAGAGTGGACGAGAGCAAAGACTTATGACCACAGCATTCGTAACAGCCGCCGCCTTGCTTTGTAGTGTACCGCTATGGCTAGTAGGCATTATATTTATCGTGTCTTGTGTTGCAGAAAACTACGATATTTATTAAAAAAAACTTTACAATCGTTACAACTTGTGGTATAATGCCGCATCAATTAAACAACAACAGGAAATAATAACATGGCAATTCTAACAGGAACAGCATACTGGGCAAGCGTAACTACCCCGAACACAACTTACGAACCAGTGTACACAGTAAATCTAGTAGTCGATGACGAGACTGCTGAGTCATTCAAAGCCCAAGGTCACACAGTAAAAGACATGGACGAAGGCCCAGCTCTAGTCATCAAGCGTAAGGTCAATGGCCCTAACGGTATGGTAAGACAGCCACCTAAGCTAGTAGATGGCAGCAAGAATCCAATTGACGAACGAGTCGGCAACGGTTCAAAGGTCAAGGTGCAGTATAAAGAATGGGAATCAGTGTGGAAGGGTAAGACTTTCAAAGGTCTCGACTTCCAAGCTATGCAGGTTCTCGACTTAGTGTCCGTCGGTACAGTAGATGGCGGAGAATTTGATGTAGAAGATGACATGGGAGATGAAATCTAAAATGGCTATGAATGTATATAAGAAAGACGACGTTAGTTATGATGTTGATTTGCTTGACGAAGAAGCGCAGGGTTTGTTTTCCCTGCTACAGCAAGCAATGATTAACGTAAGACAATACAACGACAGGGTGCAGTTGTTCCAAGCCGGAGCTACACACATCCAACAACTGTTTGAAGCGAAGCTCACGGATGAAGCTATCACTGAAGAAGATGACACGGAAGTTACAATCGAAGGCTAACCCAGAGGTGACTCATGCCGTTTGTAAAATTCCATCTGCCGTGCAATGATTGTGGCGGCAGTGACCCAGTAAGTCAGAACGACGATGGGTCAGCGTATTGCTTCAGTTGCAATACGTATTTTAAAGACTACGGCACAACGGAAGTGCAAACCCCAAGACAGGATACAGTAATGGAATTTACACAGTATCAAGGAACAGGTAATGGCTCAAGCTACAATGCTCTATCGGACAGAGGCATCAGTTTAGAAACAGCCAAGAAGTATGGCGTTAAATCTACGATGCTCAACAGTGATGTGACAAGCCACCATTACCCATACTACCACAAGGGAGAGCAGGTAGCTACAAAGATAAGGAAGCTTAACAAGCAGTTTGCTTGGACTGGCGAATCAAAGGAGACAGGGCTGTTCGGAGAGCAGTTGTTTAAGACAGGCGGTAAGTTCATTACAGTTGTAGAAGGAGAGTGTGACGCTATGGCGGCATACGAACTACTCGGAAGTAAGTGGCCTGTTGTAAGTATAAAGTCTGGAGCACAAGGAGGTGCTCGTGATGTTAAGAATAGCTTAGAGTTTCTTGAATCTTTCGAGACAGTAGTGTTATGTTTCGACAGTGACGAGCCGGGTAAGGAGGGAGCCAAAGCAATTGCTAAGCTCCTGACCCCCAACAAAGCTAAGCTGATGACGTTGCCCGAAGGTTACAAAGACCCCAACGATATGTTGAAGTCTTACAAACATCAGGCATTTGTTAGTTCCTTCTGGGATGCTAAGGTTTATACACCGTCAGGTATTATGAACCTATCCAATCAGCTAGACGAATACAAACGTCTGCGTTCAGAGAAGCTGCCTTCCATACCATATCCTTGGTCTGGACTGAACGACAAGCTAGAAGGTATGAGAGCAGGTGAGCTAGTTACATTGACTGGCGGCACTGGTCTCGGTAAGTCTTCTGTAACCAGAGAGCTAGAACATTGGCTCATCAATAACACAGAAGACAACGTAGGTATTGTAGCTCTGGAAGAAAACTGGATGCGAACAGCAGAAGGTATCATGGCAGTGGAAGCCAACGCTAAGTTACACCTAGACAAAGTTAAGAACGAGTTAGGCGATGACAAACTAGAAGAGTATTACCGCAAGGTATTTATGGGCAGCAACGAAGGGCGAGTTTGGATTCATGCTCACCTCGGTGTTACTTGCCTCGAAGACATCTTCAGTAAGCTTCGCTACTTGATTGTAGGTTTAGATTGTAAGTGGGTTGTAGTTGACCACCTTCACATGTTAGTTCTTCAAGCCTTGGAAGGCGATGAACGTAAAGCGATTGACGGTATCATGCACCGACTTCGCTCCCTTGTAGAAGAGACTGGAGCAGGTATGATACTTGTATCTCACCTCCGTAGAGTTGATGGCAACAAGGGACATGAGAACGGTATCGAGACTGGACTCAACCACCTCAGAGGTTCACAGTCTATTGCACAGTTGAGTGATTGTGTTATCGGCTTGGAACGTAACCAACAATCAGATGACGAGGTTGAGGCTTCGACCACTAAGGTCAGGGTGCTCAAGTCCAGATACACTGGTGAGGTAGGGTTAGCTTGTAGCTTACACTATGACGCTGTGACTGGTAGACTTAACCAAGTAGATGACGGTGATAACTATGAAGCCTTTGACGGAGACGAGCTATGAATATAGTATTTGATATTGAGGCTGACGGCCTTGACCCTACGAAGATACATTGTATTGTTGCTCAAGACGTAGACACAATGGATGTGTTCACGTTTGACAACACTCAGCTCGACGAAGGTTATACCTTTCTAAAGAATGCAGACAAACTCATAGGCCACAACATCATCGGCTATGACATCCCTGCACTCAAGAAAGTAACCGGCGTTGACCTAAGCCACAAGAAGATTGTAGACACACTGGTTCTATCCCGACTGTTCAAGCCATCTAGAGAAGGCGGTCACGGCTTAGAGTCTTGGGGCTACCGCCTCAAGTTCAACAAGGGTGACTTCGGTGAGCAGGAAGAAGAATGGGATACATACACCCCAGAGATGTTAGAGTATTGTAAGCGAGACGTTGAGCTTAACACTAAGGTGTATCAGCAACTACGAATCGAAAGCAGAGGCTTCACACCTACATCAGTAAAGCTAGAGCACAGTGTTGCTAAGATTATTGATGAGCAAAGACGCAACGGCTTTGAGTTAGACATGCAGAAAGCTATGCTGCTTGTTGCAATGTTTCAAGAGAAGCTTGCAGCTACAGAGTCAGAAGTACATGAGACATTCAAGCCTGCTATCGAGGTACAGATACTCAAGCCTCAATACACAAAGACAGGTAAGCTTGCCAAGGTTGCTAAAGACCAACAACATGACAAAGGTGTCAGGATGGTTGACGAAGAGTACGAAGAAATGCTACTCAACGACAAGCCAGTACGACGAGAGACACACACTGAGTTTAACTTAGGCTCTCGTAAACAAATCGGTGAGCGGTTGGTTGCAGCCGGTTGGGTTCCTAAGAACTTCACCCCCACTGGTCAACCTATTGTTGATGAAGGTGCGCTCAATAAAGTTAAGAACATTCCTGAAGCTACGCTGATTGCTAAGTATCTAATGCTTCAGAAGCGTTTGGCTCAGGTAAACAGTTGGCTCAAAGCGGTAGAGCCTGACGGTAGAGTGAGAGGTTATGTTAATCCCAACGGTGCAGTCACCGGACGTATGACTCACAGCCACCCTAACATGGCTCAGATACCTAGCAGTAACTCACCTTACGGTAAAGAGTGCAGGTCTTGTTGGACTGTAAAGCCCGGTAACAAACTGGTAGGCATTGATGCTTCAGGCTTAGAACTTAGAATGCTTGCACACTATATGAACGACAAGGAGTACACAAATGAAATCCTCAACGGCGACATTCACACAGCTAACCAAAAACTTGCAGGACTTGAATCAAGAAATCAGGCAAAGACTTTCATCTATGCACTCCTTTACGGAGCCGGAGATGCAAAACTTGGGTCAGTATCTAAGCAAGGTAAGGCAAGAGGTAGACAACTGCGAAACACATTTCTTGATAGTCTCCCATCATTTGCGGCTCTTATCAAGCGAGTACAGAGAGAAGCTAAAAGAGGATTCCTAAAGGGTCTCGACGGTCGTAAGCTTTCAGTACGGTCAGAACATGCTGCACTCAACACACTGTTACAGTCAGCCGGTGCAATCGTTATGAAGGAGGCGTTAGTTATTCTTCAAGGTTACTTTGATAAGTTTCAAGTAGACGCTAAGTTTGTAGCTAACGTCCACGATGAATGGCAGATTGAAGTACATGAGTCAGCCGCTGACGATGTAGGTAGACTAGGTGTTGCAGCAATTGCACAAGCAGGTATAAACTTAAACTTAAACTGTCCTCTTGATGGGGACTTCAACGTCGGAGACGGTTGGCATGAAACCCACTAAAGCAGATAGAAAGAAGTTTGACCTTGACTTAGCATATGGCGAAGTTCGTGAAGATAAAATTGCAGCGATGCTTACAGGTAAAAAGATAGAAGTTAAATCAGAACGTGGTATGTGGATGAAGACAGGCAACATCGCCATTGAGTATAAGTCTTACGGTAAGCCATCAGGTATCGACGCAACGGAGTCGGACTACTGGTTCCATAACTTATGTATTGATGACGATGAATACTGTACACTGGTGTTCAACACTAAGACACTCAAGAAGATTGTTAAGCGCCTCGATACCTTCAAGACTGTATCAGGTGGTGACAACAGAGCAAGCCAGATGTACTTGTTAAATCTTCAGAAGCTATTCTCTTCTGATGTAATCAAAGCATTCAAGGAGTTAGAAGATGAACCAGAAGCCGCTTAATACTATAGTACCTGACATCTACAAGATACTCGGAGACCTTTCAAAGGGTGAGCCTCTTCCAATAACGGAGGAGGCACTTGACCTGACGATGGCTTCAATGAAAGAAGCAATCCTACATTGGGCAACACCAAGGAAGCGGGACACCGACTTCACTGTACGAATGTCTAACGTAGGTAAGCCGTCCCGACAGATGTGGTTTGAGAAGCGTGACCCTAATGGTCGTGGAGATGTTGATGGTGCAACGCAGATTAAGTTTCTCTACGGTCATGTGTTAGAAGAGATTGTACTTATGCTTGTACGAATGGCAGGACACAGCGTCACCGATGAACAGAAGGAAGTAACAGTCAACGGCATTGTCGGACACATGGACTGTAAGATTAACGGTCAGGTAGTAGACGTTAAGTCTGCATCCAAGTTTGCCTTCAACAAGTTTATGAAAGGCACACTGGCTGACGATGACCCTTTCGGTTACTTAGGACAGCTTGCCGGTTACGAGAAAGCAGAAGGCACAGACGAGGGCGGTTTCCTTGTTATCAACAAAGAAAGCGGTGAGCTGTGTATGTATTGTCCCGATGACTTGGACAAGCCGAACATTGACACAAAAATAAATACACTGCTAGACGAATTAAAACTTGACACGCCGCCTGAAATGTGCTATAATCCGACCCCTGATGGCAAGAAAGGAAACATGCAATTGCCTAAAGGATGTACGTGGTGTAAGTATAAACACGAATGCCACAAGGATGCCAACGATGGCGAAGGACTTAGAACTTTCAGATACTCTACAGGCTATAAATACTTAACCCATGTAGAGGCAGAACCAAAGGTAGATGAAATACTATGAACAGAAAGGTAAGTAAGCGCATACGAAACAAAGCTATTGGTATTCAGCTTGAGTGGGTTCACAGCCTGCTCAACACTGAAGAAGCGCAGAAGGTTACACACAGTAACTTGCAGGAGATGCTGCCTAAACAGACACATCTCTGGGCGCAAGGACAGTTTTACAACAGTGCCTTCAGTCTTAGGCATCTGATGAACAACATAAAGAAGATACACCGACGAGACCCTAAGCGTAGCATCTGGGACATTCACTTAAAAGATATTCAGGATGTGATAAAGATACGATAACCACATCCGCAAGGAGGCGATTTGGCAAAGGTACGGAAAGGATATAGGAAAGCGAGAGTGAAGCGCCCAGTTGAGAAAGACCTGATAAAAGGTTACGACTCTAACTGGGAATATGAACTTCACTCTGGCATACTAGATGCTTGGGAACATCACGTTGATAAGGTTGAGTATGTTATACACCACAAATACGAGCCGGACTTCGTGAGAGAAATAGATGGCAAGAAGATATTGCTCGAAGCAAAGGGCAGGTTCTGGGACAGCGCAGAGTACAGTAAGTATATCTGGGTATCAAAAGTTCTACCACCTGAGATTGAGTTAGTGTTTTTGTTTGCTAACCCCAACGCCCCGATGCCCCAAGCCAAAGTTAGAAAGGATGGCACACGACGCTCTCATGCTGAGTGGGCTGATAAAAATAACTTCCGGTGGTTTAGTGAAGACAGTATACCGGACACATGGATTAACGCTAAGAAGCGAGAGGACTTTAAGAATGAGCATTAACGATGCAACACCGGCAGACTGGGACAAGGTAGCCGCTACCGGAGAACCTACGTTTGAATCTTACATGGAGAGGCTGAACTCTCAGGTAGTATTCGATGGCACTAAGCCTGAACCACAATCAGCTTTCGCAGATGACATAGAAGAGTTTGCAGGTTGTTGGAATGAGGTGGAGAACCACGAGTGGTTAGAGTATCCCTCAGTTGGTAAGCCTGACCCTGTAAATGCTCCGGTACATTACAACGCCGGAAGCATTGAGTGCATCGAAGCTATCGAAGAGTCTATGAGTGCTGACTCATTCCGAGGCTACCTCAAGGGCAACTGTATGAAATACTTGTGGCGTTATAGCTACAAGGGCAAGAGCTTAGAAGACGTTCAGAAAGCTCAGTGGTACTTACAGAAGCTAGTAGGAGCTTTGGGCGGATGAAGTGGTGGAGGATATGGGCAAAGTCATTAGGTGAGAAGGTTGGAGAAACAGACAGGCAAGCCAACATGGTTGCTATCATCCGAACCTTCTGGTGGGTTGTCCATATCTTCACATGCTTTATGATTATTGTAAGCAACGCAAAGAATTTAGGTTGGCTATGATGGAAGACAGGAAAGAAGAAAGGCGTGATAGGTTTGACCGCAAGAAAAAATTCAAGAAAGAAACGAGGTCTTCGAAAGCGAAGGCGCAACGAAAACAAATAAAAAGGAAAGAAGATGACAGGATATTTATGGGGTATGCTCTGGAGTATTGAGCTACGGTTTGGTATTGGCTTGGACATCGAGAGTGTTGACAGCCGCCCAGTATGGACACTGAAAGACGAAGAGCTAGACACGATGCCTTTCAGCGGGTTGATACTACAGATTCCATTCTTTACTATTTCTATTGGCAATGTGTATACGGAGACTGAAGCATGATGACACCAAATAATATTTTACGACTAAAGAGCCTTGGCTTTTTTATTATCTCTCCCATCTATGTACCGCTTGTGGTATGTTGGGAAAACCGGCAAGACATTAAAGACTTTTACAAAGAATGTTGGGAAATAGCTACAAACACACACGAAGAATTGGAGAAGTAAAGATGGACAAGTACCAACAGTTTATACACAAAAGCCGATATGCACGATGGATGAGAGAAGAAGGCCGCCGAGAAACATGGGCAGAGACAGTACAACGTTACGTAGATTTCTGGACAAACCGTGGACAGATTGACAGCAAAGTGGCCGGAAAACTATACAACGCCATCCATGACCTAGAGGTTATGCCGAGCATGAGATGCTTGATGACGGCAGGTATAGCATTAGACAAGGACAACGTAGCAGGCTTTAACTGTAGCTACCTAGCCATCGACTCGCCCCGAAGCTTTGACGAGCTGATGTATGTTTTGATGTGTGGTACTGGTGTAGGGTTTAGTGTTGAACGTAACTTCATTACCAAGCTGCCTGTAGTTGCAGAGTCTTTCCACAAGACTGACAGTGTGATTGTAGTGGGTGACAGCAAGGTAGGTTGGGCATCAGCGTTCCGTGAGTTGATTGCAATGTTGTATGCCGGTAAGATTCCTAAGTGGGATATGTCAGGTGTTCGAGGTGCAGGTGAAAGACTAGAGACGTTTGGCGGTAGAGCTTCAGGGCCACAACCACTCGATGACTTGTTCCACTTCTGTGTTGATGTGTTCCGCAAAGCAGAGGGTCGTAAGCTAACATCTATTGAGTGTCACGATGTAGTGTGTAAGGTTGCTGACATTGTAGTTGTAGGTGGTGTTAGACGTTCAGCACTCATCAGCTTGTCCAACTTGAGTGATGGTCGTATGGCTAAAGCTAAGTCTGGTGCATGGTGGGAGAACGATGGACACAGACGTTTAGCTAACAACAGCGTAGCTTACACAGAGAAGCCAGACTTCCAAGCCTTCTTGAATGAGATGCAGACGTTGTATGAATCAAAGTCTGGTGAGCGTGGTTTGTTCAGTCGAGTTGCAGCACAGAAGATTGCAGCACGTAATGGTCGTAGAGACCCAACGTATGACTTCGGCACTAACCCATGCAGTGAAATCATTCTACGAAGCAATCAGTTCTGTAACCTTTCAGAGATTGTAGTTCGAGAGAACGACACAGAAGAAACCTTGAAAGCTAAGGCAGAAGTAGCCGCCATCATTGGCACGTTACAAGCTACGCTTACTGACTTCAGATACCTTCGTAACATCTGGAAGAAGAACACAGAAGAAGAAGCTTTGTTGGGTGTTAGCATGACTGGCATCATGGACAATGCGTTACTGGCTACACCTAACAACCCTGAAACAGAAGCACTACTGGAGAGCGTAAGAGATGTCGCTATTGCAACGAACAAGAAATGGGCTAAGAAACTTGGTATCAATCAGTCTACGGCTGTTACTGCTGTTAAGCCAAGCGGTACTGTTTCTCAACTTGTCGATAGTGCTAGTGGCATCCATCCTCGGTTCTCTAAGCATTACATTCGCCGAGTACGTTCGGACAAGAAAGACCCGCTTGCAGTCTTCATGGGAGCAGCAGGATTCCCAGTAGAAGATGATGTGATGTCAGAGTCTTCGTCAGTGTTTAGCTTCCCGGTTAAAGCACCGGAGACAAGCGTAACGGTTAGTGACGTAGGAGCAATGCACCAGTTAGAGTTGTGGAAGATGTATCAGAATAGTTGGTGTGAGCATAAGCCAAGCATCACTGTTTACTATACAGACTCTGAGTTCCTTCAGGTAGCACAGTGGATATGGGATAACTTTGACTTGTGTAGTGGTATTAGTTTGTTGCCGGTAAGTGAGCATACGTATCAACAAGCACCCTACGAAGATATTACACCTGAAGAGTACAAAGCATTGCTAGAGTCTATGCCCAAAGATATTAACTGGACTGACCTACAATACTTTGAACAAGAAGATAACACAACCGGCTCACAGGAATTAGCGTGTACCGGTGGTGCTTGTGAAATAGTATAGGAGATATACATGAGAGCAAAGGAAGCTAATTTAATATCTTTTAAAGTCATTGTAACTTCTTCGGGGGCCATCCTAACGGAACTGGGTGGTCTCCCCGAAGATAAACTACATGAGCTGTTCAGCGGTAGAGAGTTGTCGGTTGTGCGTACAATCGTTAGAGAATCTAAAGCTAAGCTTGAGCCGCTACACAACCATATTGAAAATGAACTAAATGTAATTAGCAACACAGTGCTGTAAAACATAAGGCAATGGCTGAAGTCTTAGAGGATTGGGAGTACCCAGTCGCAGAAGCCTACCACTTGGATTTATCAGCCCAATATGCGGCAGACATTTTGCCTTTAGCAATGTTCTTCCCGTGGCGGGCTTTAAAGCTTTTACGCTTTGCCTTCATCTTAGCCGACTCACCCGCCTTTGGTTTGCCTGCTGTCTTTGCACCCTGCTCCCCATAGCGAATTGTTTTG